GAAGGTGCTTGTGGTGTATATCATCCTATCCTAGCTGAAGCTGTAGTGAAGTTCCAAGCAGAAATGATTATGGAAACTTTCCCAGCCGCTGGTCCTGTAAAAACACAGATCATCGGTAAAGATACTCCAGAGAAAAAAGAATCCGCTATTCGTGTCCAAGATGACATGAACTATCAGTTAACAGATGTAATGCAAGAGTACCGCCCTGAGCATGAGCGCTTACTTTGGGGCTTGGGTATTGCAGGTAACGCTTTTAAGAAAGTCTACTATGACCCGCATTTAGAGCGTCAAGTAGCAATGTACGTTCCAGCAGAAGACATCGTTGTGCCTTACGGCGCATCGAACCTTGAGTCTGCAGAGCGTGTAACCCACGTGATGCGTAAGACAGAGAATGATATTTTGCGTTTACAAAATGCGGGTTTCTACCGAGACATTGACCTCGGTACTCCTGACAACGTATTAGACGAAGTAGAAAAGAAGATTGCTGAGAAGCTTGGCTTCCGTGCTACTTCTGATGACCGCTATAAAATATTGGAAATGCACGTTAATCTGGATTTACCCGGATTTGAGCATACCAATGATGATGGAGAAATGACTGGCATTGGATTGCCATATGTTGTTTCTGTTGAAAAAGGCTCTGGCATGATTCTTGCCATCCGTAGAAATTGGAACCCAGATGATGAGACACATAAAAAACGTCAGCACTTTGTTCACTACGGGTATATTCCCGGCTTTGGTTTTTATTGTTTTGGTCTTATCCATCTTATCGGTGCTTTTGCTAAATCTGGTACTTCCATACTACGCCAGCTTGTCGATGCAGGATCCCTCGCTAACTTGCCGGGTGGCTTTAAGACCCGTGGCATGCGTATCAAAGGCGACGACACACCGATAGCACCGGGAGAGTTCCGTGACGTAGACGTACCGTCTGGAACGATGAAGGACAACATCCTTCCATTGCCATACAAAGAACCTTCTTTGGTTCTCGCCCAGTTGCTAGATAAGATTGTTGATGAAGGCCGTCGCTTTGCTTCTGCAGCAGATCTTAAAGTTGCTGACATGTCAGGGAATACCCCAGTAGGGACAACCCTCGCAATCTTGGAAAGAACTCTTAAAGTAATGTCTGCGGTACAAGCCCGTGTTCATTATTCAATGAAACAAGAGTTCCGTTTACTCAAGCGCATTATTGCCGACTACACACCAGAAGACTATAGCTATGATCCAGTAGAAGGTGATCGTCGTGCTAAGCGTTCTGACTATGACAATGTAGACGTCATCCCAGTAAGCGATCCTAATGCTGCAACCATGAGCCAGAAGATCATGCAGTACCAAGCTGCTCTTCAGTTAGCTCAAGGCGCCCCACAGCTATATAACTTACCGTTATTACATCGTCAGATGTTAGACGTACTAGGTATTAAAGATGCAGCTAAGTTAGTTCCATTACCAGACGATCAAAAGCCACGAGATCCAATTTCGGAAAACATGGCGGCGTTTAAGATGGAGCCACTCAAAGCTTTCCTATATCAAGACCATCAAGCACATATTACGGTTCATATGGCTGCTATGCAAGATCCAAAGATTATGCAGATGATGGGACAAAATCCAAATGCACAAATGATTTTGGGCGCAATGATGTCCCACATTCAAGAGCATATTGGTTACGAATATCGTCGTCAGATGGAAGAGATGATTGGTGTTCCGATTCCTTATGATGAAGAAGGCGAAGAAGGTATTCCAGAAGAAATGGAACTTCAGATCGCAAGACTGGCAGCTCCTGCAGCGCAGAAGTTATTGCAGTTAAGTCAGTCACAAGCAGCACAGCAGCAAGCACAGCAACAAGCTCAAGATCCGTTAGTACAGATCCAGCAAGCTGAGTTGCAGATCAAGCAACAAGAAGCAGCAACATCTCAACAAAAAGTTCAGATTGATGCACAAGCTAAAGCAGAACAATTGCAGATTGAGCGGGAACGTATAGCCTCTCAAGAACGTATTGCTGCTATGCAAAATCAGACTAAGTTGGAAAAGGACAGAACACAAATGGCTGTCCAAAACGAAATTGAACATGCACGACTTGCAGTGGACATCGGCAAGCATACACAACAGATGTCCGCCCAGAAGGAGAAAACCACGAAAGGTGAATGATGGATCCTTTAGAAGTAGTACTCATAGAGGCTAAAGACCGCCTTGAAATGCTCAGCTCGGCATTACAAAAAGGTCATTGTGCGTCTTACGATGAGTACAAATACATATGCGGACAAATTCGAGGTCTAGAGTCTGCATGTGGAATTATCTTAGACCTTCAGACAAAAATGGAGAACTCCGATGAGTGACCAAGTAAATTTGAATCAAGCAGTAGATTTATCGGCATTACTCAATAAAGAAGCAGAAGACAAAGCCCGTCAATTGCCTAAACCATCTGGCTATCGCATCCTTTGCGCTATCCCAGAAGTAGAAGCAGAGTACGAAAGCGGCTTATTAAAAGCAGACGCAACGATTAACTATGAAGAAAAGCTGGCAACAGTCCTTTTCGTAGTAGATCTTGGTCCAGACTGCTATCAAGATAAGACAAGGTTCCCAAATGGACCTTGGTGCAAACAAGGTGACTTTGTAATTGTTCGACCAAACGCTGGAACACGCCTGTTAATTCATGGCCGTGAGTTCAGATTGATCAATGATGATTCCGTGGAGTCTGTAGTAGAAGACCCTCGTGGAATTAAACGTGCTTAAGGAGTAATACATGCCACAAGAAATGAAAGAATTTGAGTTTCCTGATGAAATTAAGGTAACAGGTACTAATACTGATACCGATGATGATGAAGGCTTCGAGATTGAAATTGAAAACGATACTCCTCCAGAGGATCGCAATCGTAAACCAGTCCCAGAAGAGAAAATCAAGGAACTAGAAGAGACAGATCTAGACGAACTTCAGAAAAACTCCCAAGAATCACTACGGGAAATGAAGAAAGTCTGGCATCAGGAGCGCCGTGAGAAGGAAGCGGCTCTGCGTGAACAGCAAGAGGCTATTAAACTGGCTAAACATGCGTTAGAAGAGAACAAAAGACTCAAAGAACGCATCTTTAATGGTGAAACAGCCTTCGTTGATACCGTAAAACACTCTGCATTACAAGAATTAGAGGCGGCAAAGGTAGCATTTAAGGCCGCTTATGAATCTGGTGACTCAGATAAGCTATTAGACGCCCAAGAACGCATGACAAATGCGAAGATTAAGGCAGATAGAGCAGAAAATTATCAACCTGTTCAGGAAAAGGCTTTACAAGCCCCAGAACCTGATGTACAAATACAACAACCGCAAGTCAATGCGCCTGATAAGAAGGCTCTGAAGTGGCAGAAAAAGAACGAATGGTTCGGCCAAGATGAAGAGATGACAAGTTTGGCACTTGGATTGCACGAGAAATTGGTACGTAGCGGGGTCCCGGCTGGATCAAGTGAATACTACGAACGCATAGATAAAACGATGCGAAAACGTTTCCCAGAGAATTTCGATGGGGAAGAAGAAGTAGAGGTAGATGAACCCGAAAAGGTTCAGAAGCCTAGAGCTAGTACGGTAGTCGCTCCGGCAACACGTAGTACGTCTCCGAAAAAGATTCGTATGAGCAAAACCCAAGTCCTGCTTGCGAAAAAGCTAGGTCTTACCCCAGAGCAGTACGCCCGTGAACTAACTAAATTGGAGTCTTAAAATGGCTGAAGTAAGAAAAACTCGTGAGCTTGATACCCGTGTAACCTTTGAGCGTCCCCAACAGTGGATGCAACCTGAGTTACTCCCTGAGCCTGATAAAGAGGCTGGTTTTGCTTATCGCTGGATTCGTGTCGCAACACTGAACAACCCAGATCCACGTAATCTTTCAGGAAAACTGAGAGAAGGATTGGAACCTGTTCGTATTGAGGAACAACCTAAATTCCAACTGTTAGTCGACCCTCAAAGTCGTTTTAAAGACAACATTGAGATCGGCGGTTTGTTGCTTTGCAAAACCCCGCAAGAATTTGTGCAACAGCGTAACGCTTATTATGCTGGTCAAACACAAGCTCAAACGGATGCTGTAGATAACAATTTGATGCGCCAAAGCGATCCAAGGATGCCGCTCTTTAAAGAGAGCAAGTCTACGAGTAGCAAAGGCGTGAAAAACTAACCTTTATTTATTGGAGATTTAAATGGCTTATCCAACCGTTTCTGCTCCCTATGGTTTAGATCCTGTTAACCGTGTTGACTTTATGCCCTATGCAGGTGCTACACGTCAACTGCCAATCGCTAGTACTTATAATACTGCGATTTACAACGGTGACATCGTTCTAGTCTATCAAGGGAATATTGTTAAATCCGCTGTAACAACTGACTCCACCACAGACAAGCAAAACAACGCTACCTACGGTGTATTCATGGGTGTACAGTACGTTAATACACAAGGCCAGACAGTTCAGGCTCAGTACTACCCCGGTAATGCTGCTGCTACTTCTGCTATTGCTTATGTTGTTGACGATCCTATGGCTGCTTTCAAAGTAGCTATTACTTACTCTGGCAATACTACTGTTACTACTGCAACTTCTAAAGTTGTTGGTACTAACTTGGCTATTCGTCAAGGTACTGGTTCTTCAACCACTG